CCCGTTACACTGGTCCGGATCTGCTGCGATATCACGATGTACCGGATGCAGGCGATGCGGCCGCTTCACGACGTCGCCGAAGCGCGCAAACGCTATGACGACGTGATCGCGACGCTCCAGCGGGTCGCGGCGGGTCAATTGACGTTGGGGCTTTCAGCCGACGGACTCGAGCCGCCCGATCCCACGAATCCCGCGGTTGCCGTGGTGCAGGCGGGTGGCGATCCGAGCGCCACGCCGCCAACCCGGGTCTTCTCGCGTGGCAACCTGAAGGGCTTTTGAGGGAGCGGGTGAGGTCTAGCTAAATGGCTGCGGTACTGGATACCCCCTGGGCGGGCAACAACTACTCACCGGCGACGCCGCTCGATATTGCGACGCTCGAGGCGACGATAGTCACCCAGCTCGCGAACGCGTTGGGCAATCTGATCGAAGTTGCGCACTATCCCGACAACCCGGACACCTACCGCCTGACCCATCGCGTCGGCGCCGCTTTGGTCCAGTACATTGGCGCCGAGTATGCGGTACCCAGGGAAGTTGCTCTGATCGTTCAGGAGCGCACCCTCGAGTTCGCGGTGGTCGTGATGATGCGCGATCTCGGCTGGGCGTACGGCGGACCGCCGGGCGGCACCTCGCCCGGGGCTTATCAGATGCTCGAGGCGGTGCGCGTCGCACTCGCGGGCTACCGGCTGGTTCCGGACCTCGCCGCGACCAAGCTCCGGCCGATAAAAGAGCGCTTCATCAAACGCGAAGACGGCATCTGGCATTACGCGATCCACTTCACGACGCGCACCCTCGCGGTCGAAAATTACGTGACCCCGGCCTTTCCGCTCTTCACGCTCGGCCTCGCGCTGGAGGAGAACGGTCAGACGAACCACATCGCGGTACCGGCTAATTACGTGTTCAACAGCTCCGGCACGATTACCTTGTCGGATCAGAATCTCTCTGGTGTCACCGTTGCAAGCCTCGCCGGGCAGCTATACGCGCTGAATACTGACTACGTAGTCAATGCCGTTAAGGGCATCGTCACCTGGCTCCCGTCTGGTCGGATTCCGGCCGGCGCCACCGTGACTATTGGCTATAACTACGCTGACGTCGTCGAAGTTGTCGCGAGTGGCGGCTCCGCGCCCTTCAACCCAGCGAATTGATCTCGGGACTCCGCGTCACGTTTGCATAAGTTCTTTACCGACTAACCAGGGCATACAACAATGACTGAGCAGAATAACGAAGTGACCGTCCTGCTGAATAGCGACGGCAACTATTACTGTTGCCCCGCAGTCGCCCGCGAAGGCGCCCTCTGGCTAAGTGTCGAAACCTTCCCCAAGCCGGTCGGGCCGGAGTGGCGCTATCCGAATACCTTCGGCGTGGCCTTGATTCGCGGGCGCGATTACGTGCGCCACTTCACGCGGATGCGCTTGACCGCCGGCCGCACGGAAACCGTGACCGCTGACACGGGGATGGTCGCAGACTGGCGCGCCGCGTCGTGGTGGACGCCAGGACTCGAAGAAGCGTGGGCGGAGCTTGACGCCTTCCAGACCGGCTCAGACGCCCCCTTGGCCGACGGATCCGCGCAGTCGCGCGACGGAGAAACCGATGACCGAGCATATACCGCAGGATACCGCGGCCCCGCAGGCCGAGGTCAAGCTGGTTACCATAGTCTATTCGCGCGGGCGCGACCTCTACCGCGTCGCACCCTACGACGCGGCCAAACAGATGTGGCTCAGCGTCGCGAAGTTCCCGCTGCCGATGCCTGCCGCGTCAGGCCCGCGATTGCCCTACCTGGGCGCGATCCTGTGCGCTACCGGCTGGCGCAAGGCCTACTCCGTCGACTGGTCGGTCATCCAGCCGGGTCTCGCCGCGACCCTGCCTGCCACCGACGAACTCGTAGTCGACTACGCAGCGGCTGAAGCGAGCAAATGACTGAGCAAACGCCAGCGGAACGATTGGGAGTCTCCGTCCCACACGCTCTTCTCAGACTGACGCTGCTTCGTTCTTGCAAAGAAACCCCTTTTGTCATTCTGAGCGCAGCGAAGAATCCCGGACCCTTCTCAATCCGGAGGATCAAGTAAATGCCCGCAAGTTTTTTACATGGCGCTGAGGTTTTCGAGTTCAACACCGGGCCCGCGCCGATCCTGGTTGTTAAATCCTCCGTGGTCGGTATCGTCGGCTCCGCGCCGCTCTGGGCGGTCGCCGGCGCGATCCAGCTCTGGGATTTCAACTGGCTGGTCAGTGTCGGCCAGCAGATTATCGACGCCAACGGCAATATCCAGCAGGTCACCGTTGCCGGCACCACGTCCGCGACCACTGTGCCCACCTGGAGCACGTCGCTCAACGCGACGACCACCGACGGCACGGCGACCTGGGCGCTGGTGACGCTCGGTCCGGTGACGAACCTGCAGCAGCCCGTGCTGGTCGCGGGTTCGAGCCTGACCTCGAGCGCCACCGGGCAGGCCGGGATTTTCGGGCCGTTGATTCAGGGCTACACGATTCCTTACGCCCTCGCGAATATCTTCGCGCAGGGCGCCGGCCAGGCGATCGTCGTCAATGTCTTCGATCAGACCAAGCACTACACCAGCCTCAGCGCCCAGTCTTTCACCTTCCCCGCCTCGGGGAATCAGGTAATCAGTCTTGGCCACATGGGAATCTCACTGCTCAAAGTGCAGAACTCCGGGCAGACTACCACGTATATCCAGAATACCGACTTTACCGTTGACCACGTGAACGGGCTGATTACCGCCAAGGGCGGCGGCGCGTTGACCGCCGGCCAGACGGTGAAGGTCACTTTCGACTACGCTGATCCTTCGCAACTCAGCGATGCGTCGCTGGTTGGTACGGTCACCTCGAATGTCTATACCGGGATGCAGGCCTGGAAGCTCAGCTACGGGCTGATGGGGTTCTTCCCCAAGATTCTCATCGCGCCGGCCTACGGTACCGGACCCGCATGGCAGTCGGTGGGTTCCTATGACCCGACGACCGCGTCCGGGCTGCTGACGGTCGCGACCGCGATGCGCGCGGTCTGCCTGATCGATTGTCCGCCGGGAAGCTCGCCGTCCGCCCTGCTCGCCGATCGCGGCGCGACCGGCAATTCCTGGGATACCTCGTCCGAACGGCAAATCCTCTGCGGGCCCTGCGAGCTCTATTTCGACACCGGAATCGCGCCCACCGGGATCACCATCAGCACGTCCGGCACGGCCGTCCAGAATCTGGCGAATGTCAACGTCTCATTCCCGTATTCGCCGTTCGTGGCCGGCGCGATCGCGGCGAAGGACCTGGCGAAGGGCTATTGGTGGTCGCCGTCGAATACTCAACTGGTCGGCGTGCTTGGTCCGGACGTGAGTCTCTACTCGTCGATTCCGGATCCTTCCTCGGATACCAACAATCTCAACGCGGCCGGAATCCTGACCGCGTTCTCCGCCTTCGGCACTGGCCTGCGCGTCTGGGGCAATCGCAGCGCCGCCTATCCGACGGAAAGTGTCCCGAGCCAGTTTATCTCGGTGCGCCGCACCATGGACGTGATCGAGGAGTCGATCGAGCTCAATATGCTGCAGTATATCGACTCGCCCATCTCGAACGCCCTGATCACGCAGATCCTGTCGAACTGCAACGATTTCATCCGCTCGCTGATCCAGAAGGGCGCGCTGGTCGCCGGCTCCGCGACTTACAATCCGGCGGAAAACCCGGTCAGCCAGATCGCGAACGGACAGTTGGTCTTCGACATCGACGTGATGCCGCCGCCGCCCGCCGAGCGTCTCACGTTCAACGTCTATATCGATACGACGCTGCTCTCGCAATTGAAGGGCAACGCCCAGGGCCAGAGCCAGTCGGCGTCGTTCACGTCGTAAGAGTATGGCGAGCCTCCCGACTGTCAGCATCTTTGTTTTCAGCCGCGGCTTCGCAGACTCGCCCGCACCCCATGCTCGCGCTGCGCGCTCCGCTTTCAGAGGGAAATAACTTATGCCTACGCCCGTAACCGTAAATCGAATCACCAACGCGAATATCTATATGGACGGCGTCGGGCTGCTGGGCTGCGCCGAAGAAGTCGAATTCGCGATGCCCAAGGCGATACTCGCCGAGCATAAAGGGCTCGGCATGGCGGCCAAGGTCGAGTTTCCGGCCGGTATCGACAAGCTCGACGTCAAGTTCAAGTGGATATCCGTCTACCCGCAGGTGCTGAGCGGTATCAGTATCTATACGTCGCACAGCTTTCAGATTCGCGCGAGCATGGAGACTTACACCAGCCAGGGCCGCGTCGCTGAGACGCCCGTGGTCGGCCTGATGACGGCGCAGTTCAAGGACATGGGCCCGCTCAGCTTCAAGCTGCACGAACAGGTCGATTTTCCGACCGCCGCGACCGTCTATCACAGCGAGCTGTATGTTGGCGGGATCCAATATCTGATGTTCGACGCGCTCGCCAATATGTACATCGTCAACGGCGTCGATCAATTAGCCAACTTCCGCGCGAATATCGGGGGATAATAGTGTGCCATGACTGACTACCCGCAGGCGATCACGCTGCCCTCCGGACGGAGGGCAAAGCTGACCCGCAAGATCAAGGTGCGCGATACCGTATACGCGCGCCGGATCGTGGGCGCTGCCGAGGCCGACAACGCTTTTGCAATTTCGCTGGCCGCGCTCGCGCCCACCGTGGAACTCGACGGCGAGCCCGCACTCTACGAGGACCTCCTCGATCTGGATATCGACGACCTGAGTGTGCTCGGCGACGCGGCGAGTTTCGAAAAAAAAGCGTCGTCGGAGCCGCTGACCTAGCCGGGCTGATCCGCTTCGGCTTCGGCGCTAATGACCTGATGGAAATGCCGCTCGACGATCTGGCGTTCTGGCTCGACGCGGCCACGCAGTATCTCGAAGACCCGGACGAAGCGACGCATTAGACGCAAGACACCAATACTGATGTCCACCACACCGCACCAATTCGAAACAATGCTGAATTCGCTGATTCATGGTGTCTCCGCGATCACTCAGGCCGCCACTGCGCCAATAACGCGTCTGAACGCGGCACTTCGTCCCCTGCCGGCTGTTCGCTCCGCCAATGGCACTCTCACCCGTTTGATCACGGTTGCCGGTAGTGCATGTGCCGCCGACGTTGACGGATCGACGCGCAACAAACCACTCCGCCCTGCGACAATCATACATGAGGGCACCGGCAGGCGACGCTTCCGTCAGGACTCGGAACGCCCAGTTCGCAAAGTGGCACAGCTCGTTAACCGCGTCGCCGGACTTGCTCCGCGGCGAACTCGTCCGGCGCCTGACGCGTCGCGTGCTGACTCCAGGGCTCGATCGCTCGATACGTCGATGCGGCGTTTCGCCAATATAGTTGCGGCGCCCGTCCAGTGCTTCACTAGCGCGAGCTCGAACGCGGCGAGCAAACTGTCCAGGCAGGCCGCACTGGCGAACAATGCGTTCGGAGGGTTCAGCGCCGGCCCTACGCAGTCGCGTCGTGCGCGACCCACGGACGCCTCTAGTTGGTCCATAAGCGCCCACGTGCTCGGCGGCTTGCGCACAACGATCACCCGACTGTACCCCCTGCTCGCTCCTGCCCGTGCCCGTGCACGCTCTGTTGCCGCGGGCGAGCGTTTGTCGCAATCAACAGTCACTTCGATGCTTACACGGTTGCGCGAGGAACCGCGCTTCACGTTTAGTAGCTATTCCAATACGACTCAACCTCGCGCTCTCTCTCGCATCGAGCGCGCCCTATCTCAACAACCATTGACGGCATACCTACGCCGGCTCGACACTCTCGCGCGGACGATCACCTCCGTCGCGACCCGCTCGGCTGGCGCCGCATCCCCGAACGTGGCCGCGCTACCTCACGGCGCCCACTTGCAGCCGGCCTGGCTGCGAGAGCTACAAGTACCTGAGTCCCCCAGGTGGGAAGTATCGCCACGCCGCGGACCGCTCTTCAACCGGCTCGATCGCTCTGCGCCGGCTTCAGTTGCGCCCACGCCAGCTCCGGTGCCGCCTTCGACCATCAATGTTGCGATTAATGTACATGGGGTCGCGAGCGGCGACGACTTCGTTCGACGCCATGGCTTTGCGATCGCCCAGGTCCTCGACCAGGTAATGGAGCGGCGCGCCCGGCGCGCTTTTTAAAGCAGGGAATCACACGCGATGTCTTCGGCCAAACAAGCCTCACCAACTACTGCGGCGCTGTTTAATCTGCCGCCGCCGGAAGTAATTCTGCCGTCGCAGTATTTCGACGCGACCAAGACCGACCTGTCGCCAATGCAGCGCCTCCTCCTGGCGGTGCTGGAGGACGGGGTCGAATGTGCGATGAATCTCAGCGGCTCGCGACGCGTGATGCGTTTGCGCCGTGAGGCCCAACATTGGATCTTCGCGGTCACAGCCGTTGCGCCCCTTACCTTCGAGGAGGTCTGCGGTGCACTCAACATCGATCCCGACTATCTGCGTGCGGGTCTAAGCCGCTGGCTTCGTGCCGCGCGTGCCGGGCGCACCCCGGCTCGCGTTCCCTATCGTCAGAACACCCGCCGCCATGACGTCCTAACAGCTACAAGCCATCCACGTCAGCTCTGTCGCGTGGTCCCGCGTCTCACCGCCACTGCCGCGCGCGGAGTGACGCCAATATAATAATGTACGCAGTACTCGGTGACATACTATTCGAGGTGCTGACTTCGCCGACTCGTCTGGAGTCCACGCGCGGCTTTGACTACGCCGAACTCCGGGTAGTTCAGGACCGGCCGCGCCTCCAGTGGCTGGCCGACGGGCTCGAGACGATCACACTCGAGTTGATGCTGCACGTCGCGTTTACGAATCCGAAGACCCAACTCGACGCACTCAACGCCGCCGCCCAGGATCATAGCGCGCGCGCGCTGGTCTTTGGCAACGGCGTTCATCGCGGCTACTTCGTACTAACCGCGATCACCGAGATTCATCGCCACACGCCGACGACGGCAGCCTCATCTGGACCACGGCGCGTATCGAGCTGAAGGAGTATGCCTTCGGCGTCGAAATCGACCCGCTTGCGCAGCCTCGGCCGGCGGCTCCGCCGCCCGCGATCGTGGCCGCCTCCCCTAGTGCAACCGGGTCCACTACGCCGTTCAACCCAAATCAGCCAATCGGAGCGAACAACCTGTTACCTACCGCCGCCCTTCTGACTCTCGGCGCCCTACCCGCCAATACCTATTCGCCCCCGGCATACGCTAGCCCGGGAATATCCGCTGGAGTCAGTAATCCCTCGACCTCCGCCGCGGCGAGCCCGGGGAATCTCAATTATACGGCGGTGCCGGCGACCACCGCGGTCAGAGCGGCGCCATGAACAAGAAGCCCGGTGAGGATATCTAATGGCCGCAGGAATACCAAACCTCAGCTCGCTGTATATTCCGCATCTTACGGTCGCCGGCGAGCGGTGGGACCAACTGGCGTGGCACTACTATGGTGACCCTACCTTGTATGGCCCGATCGTGATCGCGAATCCGTCGATTCCCATCGAACCGCTGTTTGAGGCTGGACTCACTATCGGAATACCACTGCTGTCTTCCCCGATTTCCGCGACTGTACCCCAGGCCGATCTGCCGCCGTGGCAGACCATTTCAGCATGAACGCATTGGCCGCTACCACCCTTTACGAAAGTTGTGGGAGTTGAAACGAGACTAACGTGTCCGCCGCTCTGTCATATCCAGTCAGAACACCCGCGTGGATTCTGACCTACGCCGGCGTGAACATCACCACCGACGTCACCTCGGTGGTCGAAACGATCGTCTATGAAAGCCACGAGCAGCATCTTGCGGACGAGGTCCAGGTAACCCTGGAAGACCGTGACAGGCGCTGGCAAGGACCCTGGTTCCCGGCCTATGGCGATGTGGTGACGCTGCAAATCGGCTACGCGAGCGAACCGATGCTGCCTTGCGGTTCCTTTCAGGTCGACGAAATCGAATTAGGGGGACCGCCTGACGCGGTCCACCTGCGCTGTATTGCGGCGGGAATCACGCCCGCGCTGCGCACCCCAACCTCCGCGCGTTTCGAGGGTCAAACGCTCGCTCAGATCGCTGCGACGGTCGCGGCCCGGCACGCGTTTACCGTGATCGATGCGACCGCCGCAAGCAGCCTGATACTCAGCCGCGTGACCCAGCGCCAGGAAACTGACTTGCAGTTTCTCCGCCGTCTGGCCAACGCCTACAACTATGATTTCTCAGCGCGCGGTACCCAGTTGATCTTTTATCCGCGGGCCTCGCTGGAAAGCGCGCCCGCCGTTCTCGCACTGCAGCGGACCGACCTCATCAGTTTCGCGTTCAAGGGCAAAACCAACCAGATCTATCAGGCGGCCCAGGTCTCCTATCAGAATCCCCTGACCAAAACTCTGATCAGCCAGACGGTGACTGACGCGACTGTGTTGACAGGGGACACCCTGAACCTCGCGGAACGCTCAGAAAGTCCAAGCGACGCATTGGCCCGCGCCGCCGCCGTACTCCATCGCCACAATATGCTGCAGGCCACGATGCGCCTAACGATGCCGGGCACCACCACGCTCGTGGCAGGTAACAACGTAACACTGCAGGGCTTTGGACAAAACGACGGGACTTATTTGATCACCGCCGCCCGTCATCGGCTGGAGCGTTCAACTGGCTACATCACGGAAGCTGAGGGCCGCAAGCTCTCCTGAGGAAGATTCGAGCCGAATAGGAATGTATATGCACAAGCACGATCGTCAGCACCGTTGTCCGGAAATCCAGGCATCACGAGGATTCTTGTCCCGCCTCGCAGACTCTTGCATGCGCTCTGGCGCGCGACGCGCTTCCGCCGGCGTGCTGTGCGTGATGACGGCACTTATGTTCACCGCGAATGCGTATGCCGGCAGTACGATCAACGCGGCGACCTCCGGGGCGGCCGGAACCGCGGTGAGTATCTCGAACACCGCAGCGACCAAGCTGCTAAACGCCAATACGACGCGCTACGCGTGGTCGGTCTACTGCGCGGGGACGGCGGGCGCGATCGCGGCGCTAATGATGCCCGGGGATTCCGCGAACGATCCCGCATCGCCGGCGCCTTCGCAGAGCGTGGGCTTTCCGATCCCGGCAAACACAATCGTCAATTCGACCGACTTCCCCCTGCGCGGGCTCGATGCGATCCATCAGCGGATCGACGCCGAGGCGCAGGGCGCTTCGGCGATCAACTGCTACACCTGGGAGGAGCAATAAGTCATGCGTAGCTGGGCGCACCTTCTGGAAGCGGAGCGCGATGCGCGAGCATGGGGTGCGGCGGAGTCCGCGACGCGCGGTCTGAAAATAAAGATGCTGGCGGAGGCGTTGCTCGCCCTATCACTTGGTGCGCTTGCGAGCAGGCCCGCCTCCGCGGCGCCAACCGGCTGGGGCGGCGCGGCAGGGGGACTCAACCCGCCGGCCGGTGATCTCTGTGGCACGACGGTCAATCCGGTGCTGTGCAAAATTCAGGGCACGCCGGTTCCGACCCCGATACCGTCACCCGCCGCAGGCGCGGCAAGCGTCATACCGACCCTTCCCGGTACCGGCCCGGCGGTCTGGGCAAATGTGTACACAGTCCTTGCCATCGATGTACCGCTGCCAGTGACCGGCACGCCCGCGGCCAACGCGGTGGTCGCGCTCTTTACTTGTAATCGCGAGATTGACTTTCCCGCGAATCTGACCGGCGGCGGCGCTCCGCCCCTCAATGTCAGTTCCAACGCCTGGTGCGTCACGGCGCCGAGCAGCGCCGACACCTATACGATCAAAGGCACGGGCTCGAGCGGTGCAACCTTCAGCACACTCGCGACCGCCACTTTGCCAACCGGCTGCGCGACCGGCGCAACCTCGACCCTGACGGGTTCCGGGTCGTGCGCGTCGGGCACTTGCGTGGCTTGCGTCGCGGGTGGCGCAATCGAGGCGGTCGCGCCCGCCACGATCCATGGCGAGAGCACCTTCACCTTCAATCTAGCGGCACAGGAGCATCCGCAGTGAGCACAACTACTATGAAACGGTTCTGGGTAATCGCCGTAGTAGTCGGCTGGCTGGCCGGAGCCCTTGACGCGACGCGCAGTAGTGGCCAGGCCGTGCAGCCACAATATCTGCCGCTGGGCAGTATCTCGGCGACGCCGACGGCGTGCGCGACGAATGCCGCCACGGGCGCGACTTGCTACAGCATGACGGAGACCTGCCCGAACACGGATCTGATTAGCGGACAGATTGCCGTGGCGACGCCGGCGGGGAGCCCAGCGGGCACGATTGTACTAATCGGTGGCAAACCGATCGGGGCCTATTTCGGCGCGGAAACGGGCGCGGGCAGCGCCGATCAATTTGCCAACTCATTTTTGGGTCTGGCCTCGCCGGCCGCGTCGCCCGGCTTCAACACGGTGCAGGCGACGTAATCGACCGACCCCGGCACGGCAAGCGCGTCCGGCGCATATCCGAATAACATGCGGGCGGCTTGGTGCCGCGGGGCGACCTTGATTCGCTGGGCGTACGACCACGTGCATCTGGATAATCTGAACAAGGGCTTCTGCGTGATGGCGCATAGCGAGGGTGGCTGTTTTGGCGCGGGGGCCTTGACCTACTATGGCGCCTACCAGTACGTCGATTTCTTTTTGGGCTCGACGACTCCAGTGTGCGGCGATTTCCACAAGGGCTGTACCTGCACCTCGGGCTGCAGCAACACGATCTGAACGGGCGACAGCTTTTCCTACAAGATGCCCGCGGGGAGCACTAGCTATCCCGCCACCTGGCTTGGCGCCGGCACCTGTCAGGCCAATAGCGGCGCCGGGCCGTTGTATCAGGGTGACGCCGCGGTGGAGATTGAATCGAGCCTGGATAACCCCGCGGGAGCAACTTTCACGTTTCCACAGACCAGCGTGCATACCTATCAGGCCTACCAGTCTGATGAAGAGCCGGCCCAGGCGATGTTCTGGCTGAATCAACTGACGGTGATAGGCGGCGGCCCAACGACCTCTTGCTATAGCGGTAGTGTCTCCGATGGCGAGGCGTGGTGGACGACCAACGGCACAACGCCAACGACGGCCTACACGACCGCGGTCAATGACATGATCGCGAGCTGTGTGCCGAATCACTGAAATGAAAGTGGCACGGCGAGCTATGCATAGCGCGGCATCTTTATTTTGGCCGCGCCTCGCAGACTCCGGATTCCGAACGCACCTCGCAGACTCGTTTGCTCGCTCCGCTGCCCTCCGCTGCTGCACCCCCTGCTGCCGCGCCTCCGGCTTGGACTGATTATTATGGTCTCACTCGAACCCTGGTCTGACCTCGATAAATTGCCCGACCTCGCGAGTACGTTGCGCGAGGGCGAGCGCAAGGCCTTTATGACTTCCGCCGGTTGGGCCGAGCCGCTCTTTTGTGCCTCGTGCACTCGGAGAATCGGCTACGTCGCCGTCGGCACGCCGGCGACGCAGCTCTGCATGAGCTGTTTTCAAGCGCATGGCGGACTACCCTTGCCGGAGCCGCCGAACGTCTCGATCAAGTGTGCGGGCGAGACTTGCACGGCGTTGAGTTCCGTCCCGCGCGAGCTGGCGGGCGGGGTGATCTATTTTTGCGCGCAGTGCGAAAAGCGGATGGGGGCGCGCCCGCCGCTCCCAATGATGACCGAGGAAGAAGAGAAACTGCTGGGCGTGAAGCGCTCGGCCTGAACCCCTCTCCCTGATTAGGGTGAGGACGCGTGAGCATCGCGAACGCGGGTGAGGGTTTATCCACATGACTATTGCGCAGATGGTCGAGAAATATGGCGAAATTCGCATCGCCAAAGTAGCCGGCGTCAAGCACGACGAAAAGGGGGTCGCGCTCGTGACCCGCACGATCGTGAATAACGAGGTCGTCGAGGCGAACGTTCCGGAAGTGCATTATCGAGTCGCTCCGCGCGACGGCGAACCGGTCACCGGCGCGACGGTCGACGAGGCGCTGGGTAAAGTAATCTAGACCAAACCCCTGTCCCCCTTCGATGAACATAAAGGGGGAACCAACTCAGTAAAGAGAGGGCACGTAAAACCCATGATGTACTACACCACCAACTATCAGGGCGCGACGTCGAACGCGTCGGCCGCGACCGAAACCGACCATATGCGGTTCCTCACGGGCTCGACCCGGCAGTGTATGCTGGCGCAGCTCGTTGTGTCGGCGCGTAACGCGACCGTCGGTGGTGGTACAGTGCGGTTGCGCCGTTACTCGACCCCGTCGACCTCCGGCACCGCGATCACGCCGGCGCCCAAAGACCCCGGGTCCCAGGCCGCCGTC